CGTTGTTTTACGTGGCAGAGTTTACCCCCTCTGTCCACAGCGAAAGCGAAGCGACGGTTTTAAGCGTCGTCTTTTAAGCACACAAACCGGGACAATAAGTCCCAACCTTGTCGTTGTTGATCGTAGGGCGCTCCTAAACGCCACCACTGTAACGGCAAGGTCACAAGGCCGGGTTGGCCAACACTTCACCACACAACACCAGGCGGCGCAAACGACGCAATCGCGGACATCGTGTTAGCAGCAGCACCATCATAATTCCCTATGACGGGAATCGTGCCGCTAGCTGCATCGATAGAATAGATGCCGGATGCAGTCGCGGGCACGCCCGCCCCAGCATCCGCAGTAATATAACTCCCAGAAACGCCATCCAAAGGATGGTTGAGAGTCAAACCTACTGGGGTGGTCGAGAGGCCACCCGTCATCCCACGCGAACTTGTTACGAAGTTATACGCCAATTGAACAAACCTACCAACCGGCCAACCAGAAAACGTAAAGGAAGTGCCGTCACTCGAAGGAGCCAGTGGCAGCGAATTCCCAAACGCTGAATAGGTTGCAAGAGTCCCGGCCGGGGTCGTATTATTGGTGCCAACATCGTCGACGAGAACGGTCGAAGTGCCCAACCCCGCAGGCGGGGCAGCTTGCACTGACAGTTCAACATCATACTCGACGAACACCATACCAAAAGCGACACTGGCCGGATTAAACTGGTAGGTAAGAAAATTACCAACATCATAGGTCTTGACATCAGAACTTGTGGGCAAAATACCACTACGGATATACCTAAATTTCGCGAATTCATCCATTTTAACTGGACTAACATTTATCGCGAACGGCATCCATGGTGGACCTGTAGTCGCCCCATCATAGTTGAGCAAGACCCCTTCTGTTGCTGGCACTGAATCTTGAGCATCGTAATCAAACGCCATATCAAGGGCACCGGCCACACCGGTCGAGCAACGAGGAACGTACACAAAACGCAACTTGTGAAATTTGTACTTTTCCCAACATTGGGCTTGGACTGACAACCAGGGGAAAATGGCCGATATACCGGGATTAACCGCGACCAAAGAAAACCCCGTGGTTGTGCCAATAGATTGAACAAATTCACGATGTTGAATGCGCACGCTCTTGCTCGTGGCCCCACCAAACTGCACCAGCGCAGAAGATGCAATTGGCATCTCCACTGGCCGGTACATGGGACCACCCTGGCGTCTAATATTACGCCGTCGAGGATTAGGTTTCTGAGCCTGATTCTTGACGGACTGCTGTGTTGGCCTGACAACGGACTTGGGTTTGCGTCGTTGAGGCATGGATCAAATGATTCGAGAAGAGAAAGATTGAGAGAGTTGTAAACGGAGGCCCGGGCTTTGTACGTTACCGGCCGCTGGCGCGCGAGGGACGCGAGACCCTCTAAAAATCGCCTAGCGTTGGTCGTTCTTCCACCCCTGCCAAATCAACGGCAAGAATCCTCGAAAGGATAGGGTGGTTAACGATACCAATACGATTACGCAGATTGAGGAACATAGCCTCAACAGCCTCAACATCAGCTTGCGTTAATCCATAACGAGCTAAAAACCCGGGCATGAACTCCGAACGCGTGATACGATGATTCTCAAACCAGAATTTGCGCTTATACTCCTCCCAATAACCAACGGGATCAAGTATTGTCTCACCGACATAATCGGCGGAATCCAAAAAAGCGCCAATAACTGGCATCGTACCACACGTCGCCTGCATCCCAACCACGATGGAGTGGACGTGTGATTTAAACCTCTTTCTAGAAGGAGGTTTAACCGACCAAAACAAGCGCGACAACAGCCTACCCGGTTTTGGTGTAAAGATGTAACCTTCACTAATCGGGAACCAAATCCCAGATATGAACGAAACATCTTCGGGGCAGGTGAACTTGCGGTACTCCGGCAAGATCCCCATAGCCCTCTCGACGTTCGCCAAGGCATGCTCATCAAAGTCGCCTTCGATAATGATCAAAAGATCATCACCTGCGACTATGATGTCAGCCACCAATCCCATCGAAACACATGCTTCAAACGCAATTGCAGCGTTAATTAAGCTGTTCCCGAGGGTGGTGTCATTATGCCCTGACTTCGTCGTACCCACCAACCGGTAGCGCAGGATGCCGTTCGGATATAGTCCGAACCCGCGGACGACACGACCTTTGTTGACAAAATCAACAACACGGTCACCCGCAAATGAGTAACACCACATCTTAAAATCATGATGTTTTTCACTCATTGTGGCATCCCACGACTTACCGTCGCGCTCGTAAAACATCGGCTTACGATAGTCCTTGAGGACGTCTGTCATCCAATTACCAAGGTCAATCGCGTTCATACCTGACGCGAAAGTCACTTTGACCTTGTCACCTTTACGGTAAAACAACCCCGTCCACGCTTTCTGCAACGCCGTCATTTCTGGCGCAACATAACCTTGCGTGTAAAAGTTGCTGTAATATTGGATACAACGCGCTTTAGTGGCCGGCTTGTGATACACTTCGCGTTTGACCATGTTTTTAACACGGTCAGCACACAAAGTGTCAAACACGAACGATTTTTGAATCATCGTCCTTTTAACTTCCGTCCACTTAGCTAACCAACCGTCCTCATAGACCATCAAGTGGTCCCAGTATGACTTACCAGCCTCTTGCTTAAAGCCTGCCCAATGGGCTTTGACTCTGTCAAATCCCAAAAACACCGGCGGTTGGGGAACCCCATGGCGCCCACACATGGCATTATGTGCATTACAACCGCACTTACGGCAGACCCAAGCCATATTAGTGGCCAGCCCGAGCAACGTCGCACCATCACCCTTGCCATGGCATTTAGATGAGGGGCGGGATAATATCTTACAATTATCACCCAGCCCTTTCTCATCACCCATACCAAGACAAGTTGTATCACACAAGTTGGCACGTAGGGAATAAAACCCCTCACCCAACATGGTGGTGTCGACGCTGTCCGGATCAATCACACCAGGGCGCACTTCCACGCCCACTCCCACGCACCCCTATTGCACTGAATTACCTTGAACCACGTAACCATCGGAAAACTGTCCAACGGCTTCGCGGCTCAAGGCATCAACCACGCGATCACGGGCCTCTCGGGCAACTGATGCGGCTACAACATCTGGCAAAACAAACCAGTTTCGTTGCCACAACACCCAGCCAAACACAAACAGCTGAATCGGAACGATAAGGGGAAAATAAACCCCCACCGCGACAGATCCAACCGCCCAGCACAACGCGGACGAAAACACTGCCACAAAACTCAGCAGCCAAACCCAATTAACCTGGGTTTTCACGTCCACGTCGAGCAACGCCGGTTCGGCAAGCAGAGACTCCAAGTAGACTTCATCGTCTACCGCCAGACCACGACACCGAATGGCCTCCGATCGTACATTCTTGAATTCCCGAGCAACCACAGCTCGGGCATCCTGTACACTAACATCGAAGGCTCGACTCAACGAGTGGACCGACTCGACCAACGACTTGGTCTTTTGCGCGCGGGAACTATCCAATGGAATCCGCAACGCCAATTGCTCGGCACGGAGTTCCATCGGCGTCCTTTCAGGCACGGGGGTTTTCTCTTTCTCGACAACAACCTCGGTTGCGATCGAATCGCAAGCGACATACAGACCTGCCTCAATAGGCAGGCCACAACCACGTGGACGGGTGCGACTAAAAACAACACCATCGTCACGAGTGATCGTGGCAGGACCTTCAACCAAACCAATCACAACATCACCGCGGTTAACACGGCGAAAATCATTGCTGGTCGCCTTTTTATGAAGGACCCAAGCAACATTGGTTTTGTGGCTCACGCCACGTTGGTTCAGATCTTTGTCCTGTCGCACACACTGACAGTCCGACGGGGTGTGCGTACACACCTTAACCAAGCCCACCATCGATCGATTACCCAAGGTCGGGAGAGAAATAAACTCACCGACCTCATCAGGGGTGTTGATGGCCATTACGGCATGGCTAACGTAGTCAATTTTCTTGACATACGCCGCTGTTGGGGCTAAGTGGACGACGTGGCGGCAATCACGCATGGCCCCCTGGAGAAAATCCAGGACTCCGTCGTCCCCATCATCCCAACTGTCAGGGACCGCGGTTGTTTCCACAACCTTCTTCGCTGGGCACGGAGCAGCAAGTTTAACGCGCTCCTGTAGTTCAGCAAGCTCGTCGACCATCGCATAAATGTGACTGCGATCGGGCATGTCCCAAGGACACCCGTCCCACTTCTGGGAGACCAACGCCTTGTTGAACTCATTATCAGCCTTGGAAATTTGTGACCGAAGGCTGCGAATGTCCCAACGAAGACTCGAGCTTACGCTCGAGCCATCACTCACACTCGAAGGCGGAGTGGAAATTTTGCCAGATACGCTCTGGCGAGCACACTTGGCAGATACGCTCTGCCGGGCACACGCAGATTTCGAAGGCTTTAAAGGCTTTGAAGTCATGCAACGAGAATTTTATTCGGTATTTAAT